GTTTTACCTTCTTTAATATCTTTCATAACTTTTTCAGCCTGCTCAGCATCAATATAATCTTCAATATAAGCATCAAGAAGTTGCCTTATAATAGAGCTAAGACTCCTATGTTGCTTTTTGGCAATCCTGCTAACCAGAGCATATTGGTTTTCTGTTATGTTAATTGAGAATATTTTGCTCATAATAAGTTATGTTAATAATAGTTAATATTTAACAACATTAATTGTTAATAGTCAATATATTTCGGATTGTCCTATAAATAGGTTATCGGCTTCATCGAGACTGCTTAAAGAAATATTTTTCAATATCTCCTCAAGACTTATATTCTCTCCACCAGCGAACTTCCTGTCCACTTTATAAATTCTAGCTCCCTCCATTGCGATATTAATAGCAGCATTCAAATCACGATCATGTTTTGATTCACAACTTGAACAAGTCCATTCTCTATCATTTAATTTTAGGTCGCCATTTACAATTCCACATGATGAACAAGTTTTTGAACTTGGATAGAATCTATCAATTTCAATCACCCGCTTGCCAACATCAGCAGCCTTGTATTTTAGAAATGTTGCGAACTGATACCAGCCACAATCAGCAATACTCTTTGCTAATTTATGATTTTTCATCATTCCAGCAACATTTAGAGACTCAATCGCAATAGCTGTTTGGTTATCACAACCATTAACGATTTGTCTTGAAATTTTATGAGCATAGTCAAGTCTTTGATTGGCAATCTTTTTATTAATCCTGCCGACCATTAACTTAGCTTGTTCGCGCTTTTTACTTCCTTTAGTTCTTCTTGCTAAGGCTTTTTGCCATTTTCTTAAAGCTCTTTCGTGGGTTTTGATAATTTTTAGGTTCTTAATCTTTTTATTATTACTAAGAGCAACAAAATCTTTGATTCCTAGATCAACCCCTAAAACATTTTTTACTTCCTGTGGAGCTATTTCTTGCTTTCCGTTATCAAACAATATGCTAACATAATAACCAGTAGCATCTTTCGATATAGTGAATGTTTTTGCTTTGCCTTTGAGTCTCTTACCACCTCTAAATTTAACTAACCCTATTTTTGGTAGTTTGATTTGAGCTTCCATTAATTGACAAGCGGTTATAGCTGAAAAAGATCGATTGCTATTTTTCTTTTTAAAATTCGGATAACCTCGTTTTTTTTGAAAAAATTTATTATAAGCGTCCGCCAAATTATGACAAACCATCTGGAGAGACTGAGCATTAGCTTCCTTTAACCAAGGATATTGTTTTTTTAGCTTAGGTAAATAGCCTTGCATATCATACCCAGACAATCCCTTGCCAGTTCTATGATATTTCTTTTGGTTAATTTCTATCATTTTATTATAAATAAAACGGCAGCAACCAAAATTAGCATCTAATGCTCTTTGTTGCGCTCTATTCGGATAGATTTTTATCTTGTATGCTTTCATATGAATAATTATTGCATCTTATCTTTTTAAGTGCAAGATATTATTGCTTAAATGTGATATATTTTATTAATAATCCAATTATTTTTTGGCTTCAATTTCATCACCCTGCTAAACAAAACAAAGGTAAATCCCTTCTTCTTATTACAAATCTTCATCTCGTAACACTCTTTGCAAAAGTAATGAGCCGACTTTCTATAATCAAAACACTCTTCTTGTACTTCCTTACTGCCACAATCTAAGCAGTTGTTAGGGTTTTTTATAAAGAGCCTCATATTCCTCTAACTCCTTTTCTTTGGCTATTATATCCGAGTAACAAGTTTTTTTGCTTAAGTTGTCAAGATCAAGATCTATATCAGCTAAATCGCATTTTGCTATACACAATCCCATCCTTTTAGCATTATCTAAGTTTGAGCAATATATTTGAGGACTTATAAAATTAGTCCTAATATCATACTGACTAGTACGAATGCTATAAAACTCATATATAAGAGACTTTGAATCTATTAATATGTTTTCCCATATGCGTATATAACACTCTTGAATATCACTTTCGTATTTATAACTTACTCCGTAAATCCTTTTTTCTTCTTTAGTACAAGGTATTTTTTTTTCTTTTGAATAAATCAATTCCCAAGCTGGTAATTTTTCCTTAGTCAAACGATTGAATATTTGCTTAAATTCTAATTTATTTTCCATTGTTTTCATATTCCTCTAATTCCTTTTCTTTGGTTGTTAAATATAAATCAAACTCTTCTGAGTTTAATTTATCAAATTCAATATCTATACCAGCTATGTCGCATTTTGCTATACACAATGCTACTCTTTTAGCGTTTTCTAAATTTAAAAAACTAAATATTCTTTCACCTTTAAGCGGATATGAATCAGCCCATGAACTTACACAATAAACTTCTTGCTTTGAATCGGACAAAATATCTCTATAAATTATTATTGCATATTCTTCGGGAGCTTTTTCGTATTTATAATCTACCCCGTACATTGCTTTTTCTTTATCAGAGCAAGGGACTTTTTTTGCTTTATAATAAACCAATCTCCATTTCTCAAAACAGCTGTGTTTTTCGTGTTCAAACTCTAATTTATTTTCCATTTTTTTCATAATAATTAATCATTTCTTGTTTTTCTTTAGTCTCAAGTTTAACTTCGTGCCAACCCATATCATTTGCAAATTGCTCAATCTTATCAATAAGCCCCATCATTTCCTCTTTGCTAGCATCTTTAAAACTTCTAGGCACAAATAAAGTTTTTTGTAATTTATTCACCAAGAAATTAAATTGCTTGATAGTCATTTTCTTGCCAATCCTTAACCCCTCAGCCCTTAGCTTTATCGCTTCCTTGAAAGCTTCTTCTTCATTAGCAAAGCGTAAAAAGTTAAATTTAAACTTAATTGAGTCTTCAGCCATTTCCCTACTAAAGAACCTGCCTTGAGTTTCTGTGTATCTTTTAGCTAGTAAATCACAAAGCTTCTCAATACCCCTTAATTGTTGCAATGTTTTGCTTTCATTGTCATCAAATATTATACTAAAATTCTTTTTAGCTTCCAAGCGATCAACAATGTTAAGACTAACCTCTTTTTGCTTTTCGCTAAGGCAAGATGGGTTATTAAAATCAAAGTGTATTGTTTTCATACTATCTCGCTTTCTTTTAAAAGCTCCTCAATCATTGCATTAACGGCTTTGTAGTAGGTTTTTAATACTTCTTTAGTCATTGTTTAATAATTTATTAAGTTTAATCCAAATAATTAAGAATTGGATATTTACCTTGCCACCTTTCTAATTTACTATCACTTATTGATAATTCCATTATAGCGCAAATATGCATTAAGTTAGTCCAAAATATCATCTCTTCCTCGTTACCCATACCACATTTTATATCGGGTCTATTTTCAGAATACATTTTAACAATTTTTTTTATAAAAATATAATCGCTTGGTGCTGGATTAATTATTTGTTTTCTTTTTAATTTTAAACTACCTTGTCCCTTGGCATAGGTTATTTTAATTTTATCATCATTACCAAAAATATTTTTATATAAATCTTTTGCTGTGGTCATTACTCCCCCTTATATTCTGGGTCAACTGCTAACTTAGCATTTTTGATTATTAGCAGTGCTTGCGAAACATTAACTTCACTCATTGTTTTTAATATTTGCATTCTTGTTTTAGTATTGCCTTTAGTAGTCTGTGCTCCTTCAAGATAACCATCTATTTCTGCAACACTTCCCATGCTAGCCAAAGAAGTTTTTAAATCATTAAGCCTTTTCTCTTCGGCTTTTAGCTTCATATCTTCGCTAGCTCCGTTTGCAATATTAGCCATTGCCCCTGTTGGCTCTTTAAAAAAGTTAGGCTTTACATCAACAGGCTCTTTTGGTTCATCTGCTTGCGGTTCATCTGCTTGTGTCATTTCATCGCCAGTATAAAGACCACTTAAATCTTGCGGATAAGCCTTTCTTAATGCTAGTGCTTCTGCAACTTTAGCAAGCATTGTGTGTGGCATTCTTTTCCACATTGGAGTAGGATTCCCTTGATTATCAGTTTGGCAATATTCTGTCCAATAGGCAACACCGACCGCCGCTGGATAGCGAGTATCACCACGAAAACGATAAACTGTTATTTTGCACGAAATTAACTTGCCGTCTTTTTCAATAAAAACAGGCTCGTCTTGACCAGCATAATCACCGCTCCTTTCTGCAATAACTCTAAAACCATCAATAGAAGTTTGGATTGACATTTTTTGCTTCCAAACATCTCTGCCATATTCTTTTTCTTTTACATTTCTATGTATAGCATAAATCTGACGAGTAAGCGGGTCTAAGCCTGTTCTTTTTGCTTGATACAAAAATAATTGTAATTCATCATTTGTTGCTTTTGGAGCAATCTGTGACTTAATTAATTTAACTTGATCCTCTGTAAAATTTACAATCGTTACTTCGTTTGTCATTGTCTCTATTGTTTTAATTAATATTATATCTTTCAAAATAGCTTTCTAAAACCATTTCTTGAATTTGCTCTAAATCATCGTTTGGGTGCAAACCTGTTCCAAAAGACATTTCATCACAAGCTTGACTAAAAGCCTTGCAAAACTCTTCCTCTTCCTGTGATTTATCTTTTTTATTGATCAAGTTATAAATATATGACTCATCATCAATTGCTTTTTGTAAAATTGGCTTAAATATTTTTTCCTCTTGTTGCATAAAATTATCTAAATCGTTCATAACCTACCCTCCCAGTAATCGCTTTCTAATTCTTTTTGAGCTTTTATTTCTTGCTTGTATTCTTTAAGCCTTACTTTATATTCTTTATCTACGCCATCTTGTATTTTATTAATCCAAGCAGTTGATAACAACCTTTCTTTGTCATCACCATAATAATTAATTACAGCGTAAACATCGGTTATATAAGAAGGTTGTTGATTTTCTACACAGTTATTAAGCAATAAATTTATAGCACTTTTTAGTTTAGTAGCTTCAAAATCTCCCTCGCAAGTTTCTATTACCCAATACATTATTTTCCCCAATAATAAGTTGATTGTCTTTGCGTGCGCTCTTTGGCGTTCTCTTCCATTAAATGAGCTATTTTGTAAGCTGATTGTAGGGCTTCAAAAGAAGTGATATTTTTGTTGTCAATCATTTTGCTAATTTGCTTTAGATCGTCTAGTTCGAATCTAGTGTATTGTGCTTTCATAGTATTTAAGTATTTAGTTAGTATTTAAGTATTTAGTTATAGTTTGTTTTTGGTTATTGTTAAATATTAACAATTATAAACATAATAGTCAACCCCTTTTTTTTAATTTTTTTTACAATACCTATCAAGCCAGTAAATTAAAGGCTTGGTAGGGTTAAGTTATTGTTTAAAGTTAGGTAATAATTTATTTACATTCTCGTTGACCTCTATTGTCTTCAAGTTGCTCTAATATTTTGTTAATATACTCGCTTATATGTGTCATTGTTTTAGAAATCGTTGTTAGTTACCTCAGTAAATTTGCCAAACTCGCCGTCAAAATCAACATCAAGCCCACCTGATAATCCATCTCTATTTTTAAGCACTTCTATTTTAAGTTTTTTCCATACATTTTTTGGCTGGTCTTCTTCTGCCCACATTGCAATAACACAATCCGCATCTTCATATAATCCGCCTGAACCCTTAAGGCTTCCAAGCCCCACCCTGCCACTTATCTTATCTTTTGTTAATTGACTTAATAGCAATATTGATATATCATATTTCTTAGCAATTTGTGCAAGCTTAACTACATTTTCTTTTATCAAACTAGCCTCGTTCATATTTCTTGCGTCACTAAGCTCCATTATTTGTGCGTAATCAATAACCATTAAATCAATCGGTTGCTTTCTTATCGCCCTTTTTAAAGCACTTTCTATTTTAGTTGCCGATAACTTAACTAAATCAGTTATTAAGAAAGTTTTCTTATACCCCTCCCATTGCTTAATAGCATCTTGTAAAATTGGCTCTTCATGTTGATAAATATTTCCTTTTAAGATTCTAAAAGAGTTAATTTGAGCAATCATAGCAATAAATCTTGTAAATATTTTTCTCTTCTGCATCTCCATACTAACAAAATATGCCCCTAAATCGCATTTTAAAGCGTTTAGAATGATGTTTTGACTAAAAAAGGTCTTACCCCCTCCACTTGAAGCCGCTAACACATATAGCCCTCCTTTTTGCAATCCTCCGTTTAACATCTTATCAAGACTTGGTAATTTTGTTGGAATAGGTTTTAAATTATTCTCTTTCTCAATGTTGTTAGCCCAGTCTTGCACTAAATCATCAACTCCAAACAATTGGATATTCTCTGCAGTAGTATCAATTTGAGTAATGCCAGCGTCTAATTGATTCATTACATCAACCAAATTAGCTGATTCTAAATTATTGTTAAGAGTGGTTAAAAGTTCCTCAAGTTGCCTCTTTTTAGCTAACTCTAAAACTTGAAAAGCATATTTTCTAATATCAACAATTACTGAAGCTTTTGAAAGTAATTGCCTTAAATATTCGTGACCACCATTTATTTCATTTGCAAAAAAATTGCCAAGAGTTACTTGATCTGATACATCATCATTAGATAAGCCATCAACAATTTTTTGGTAAATCTTTTGATGATCTACGACAATAAAATGTTTAGCTTCCAAAATATCGCTGACTCTAGCATAATACATATTTTTTACTATGATTGTTCCTAGAATTATTTGCTCTGCTTCTTCGTTGAATAACTGTCTCATACTAAATTTATTTTTTTGTTGTTAAACTTTTGCTTAATAGCTTGCCTTTTATCTTCTGGTAAAGCTCTCATTTTTTCCGCCCCACCAGCGACACACACAAGGTCTATTTCTAAGTGATATTCTTTTATTTCTTTGATTACCAAGTCACCTGCAATTTTGTTGATTTCAATTACATTGCTCGGCAGGGTAAGTGATTGTTTATCTCTTCCAAGCCAAGTAATAACCTTTTGTTTCCAATTTTGAACTTGTTTACCTCCTGTATCTTTCCAATTGCTAGCAGTGTAGAAGTCAATAAACTTTTGGCAATCTAATAGATAACCTTTTTCTATGCAGTAATCTTTAACTTGCTGGAGAGTAGGGGGGGTAAATTTAGGCTCAGGGGTTTTCTTGGGTTTCCTTGGGTTCTTATTGGGTTTCTGTTTTTCTTTTTCCCACCTTTCCTCGGCCGCTTTTTTTCTTTTTTCTGATCTTTCTTTAATATCGTTAATATCGCTTAACCAAGATTTATTTACAAGTAAACCTTCTTGCTCTTCAAAAATGATTTTTACCATTTTATCTAACAAAGCTTTATCGCCAAAGAATTTACATCTTTGACAAATATTATCTTTTTTAATCTCACCAGCATATTTGAAATAAGCGGCTTTTAAAATAAAATAAATTCCAATCTCTTCAGCTGTAAAATCATCTTGTAAATCTAAAATATCGTTTGATTTCTCTTGGAAGTAATAAATTTTGTCTTTCATAGTTTATACATTTAAAAGTTAATAATTAAACATATAAACAATAAACTATAAACATATAAACTATGTTTAGCATATGCAAAATTAAAGCAAGTGCAATGCAAGTGCAATGCAAGTGCATATGAAGTATTGATTTTATTGATTGTAACTTTTGTCATAATGATTAGTATTACTTGTTAAAACTTGTTCCTTAATATCAGTAGTATAATATGAAAATTGCCTTTTGACTGCATCAATAATAATTTGAGGAGCTTTTACCTCATTTAATTGAGATAAAATCTTGGCAACATGTCTATTGTGAAGTTTATTGATTTGAATTTCCATATTTTTACTTACTTCCATTTTTTGCAAATTAGATTGCTCTTTCATTTTGCTTCTTATTTTCTTAATTGTCAATTACTCCTTCAATTTTAGCCTTTTGTTCTTAAACTCAAACTTTGGATTGTCTTGTAAATATCTTTTTCTAAGCTCTAAGAAATCGCCTTGACTGAATTTGATCGCATAAGTTTTATAAACATAAGTTAAAAAATCTTGTATTTTGCTAAATCTCTTTTTGTAGCCGATTGATGTTTCAGCTTCCAAAATGATTTTATCTTTAGTTTTCTTGTCCAGATCATCAAGCCAATCATAATTCTTAACACCGACTTGATTTTTTTCTTTAATTTCTTTCTCAGTTTTTCGCTTGCAAGTGTAGCATTGATAAGATTCATCTAGCCCACCTTTATAAACTAGATCACCGCACCATAGGCACTGATCTATATTTGTTTTTGGTCGTTCAAAAGCGTTCATAATTGCACCTCCAATTCTTCGTCTATTAATAAAGCGGCTTCTTGCGGAAACATTGTAGTCAGCGGAAGTCTTCTCTCTCTAATAATATTAGCGATAAATGCTAAGTTCTCATATATACTGTATTCGTAAGCATAAATCAAAGCCTCCTCTAAATCTTCAATACTATCTACTTCGGGGTACTTGATAAAATAATTATTCAATTCTTCAACACCTCCATAAACTCCTATGATAAGCAACATGTCGTTGTTTATATCATTTCTATGCTCTTCATTAGTAATTTCTGGATTGCGTTGATATTTATTGATTAATCTATCTCTTAATTCATTTTCAAGCCCTTGTTGTTCAAAAATAAGAGTTATTAATTCATCAATTCTTAAATCGTTTGCACTTCTTGACATAATTTATAATATTTCAAAGTTAATAAGTTTTTTAAATCTTTTGCAATAAGCTAACTTAGATTGCGTTTAGTATTTTCATTTTGCTATTTCTCCCTTTCTAATTGTTGAATTTAAAGCCTCGCAAATATCTGTTTTGCGATTTAAAAAGTTGCCTATTTTCTCTCTCCATTTAGCGATACCATTTTCAATTTTCGGCTCACCAATGTTGAGTTTGTGTTTTAGTGTAAAGTTTTGACTTCTTATGTTATCAGCCAAAATGTTTGACATTAGTTCGCCGTCCAAGTCTAATTTGTGACGATTTTCAAATAGTTGCTCTAAAGCTTTTTTCATACCGATAGCAGCATATCTTGGTCTAATAACTGGCGAATTGCTTGGCGTGTCATTGCTTCTAGTTTCGGGGGTGAAATGATTACCCCTTTCTATTTGCTTAACAATCCCGTTTTTATCAATGACATGAGGCATAAATCCAGTTACTCCAATAGCTTTGCCATGCTCATTTATTACTTTGTTATAGCCAAATTCACAAATATTGTTATTTTTTGAGACATATCTATAAGCATCAAAAAGATATTTTCTTTTATCCGCTTGCATAAAGTACTCTTGAACGGCTGGTATATTGTTAATATCAACCTCTTTTTCCATATTTGGGACAAAGTGTCGCAAAGCAGAAAAAGCTATATTTGTAGCTGTTAAATTAGCGAAAAATTCTTTGTCTTCTTCGCAATTCGGATTAAGTTTGACTAATCTAATTTGATTATAAGTCGAAAAAGCTCTTGTAAATTGTGCTTTGTTGAGAAGTTTTAACATATTATTGATATAAATTAAGTCTGTTTATTAAGATATTTTCAAGTCTGTCTTGTTTCTTTTGACAATCTGCAATATTAATAACTTTATTATCTTGAATATAGCTTGTTATTATTGCGTCAAAAGTGTCGTAAAATATATTGATTAGATCAAATCCATATAATTTTTTTTCTTTTATTTCTTTTTTAGCTAAAGCTAAATGTTTATAAATTTTCATTTTTTTAAAATATTGTTGCTATTATTGCGCCAGTTAGTAGCACTCCAAAATAGATAAAAGCGAAAGTTGTCATTTTGTTTATTTAATTAAGTTATTATCAGCTAAAGCCTTATAAGCTCTAGCAATGAAGATTGATCGTTTTCTATTTATAAACAACATCAATCACTTGATCTTGTGGAACAAAGTTCAATGTTCCCTCTTGACAATAATCAACCTCACCATCTTTATATTTAACTTCAAAACCCCCTTCGTTTATTTCTTGAATTATTTTTTTTGTTTTGGGGTCGATGATTGAATAAGTACAATCAGTCATTGTATCAATTCTAGAAGCTGTCTCTTATACACATCTCCGAGCCCACGAGACGTAGAGGAATCTCGTATGCCGTCTTCTGCTTGAA